GTCTACATTACCGCTAATGATAGACTTCTTCTTGATGTCTGCTATGCTTACAAATAGTGCCTTGTTTGCCATAATTATTTAGTTGTTGGGTAAGCACCTCCGTTTGGCATATCAACTGGTCTTACTGGCACCTCATCTGGATTGTTTGGTGCTGTGTAGCCATCAGCTAATGCTTCGTCTTCGCTTACTTGTGTTTTCTTCTTATATACTCTTTTCTCCCAGAAGTGGTGGCAGTTTTTACCGCCCTTGAACTTGAACAAGCTGTAGTTTCTACCATTGTGTCCTAGTTCTTTGTTTACACCTCTAAAAGACATCATGTTAATATCCTCTAATCTGTAGACAATATCCTTATCTGTTAAAGCTTCCATTCTCTTACAGAAGTCTCTGCTGTTAGCAGACTTTCTAACTGGCATATATGCGTAACGCACCTTATACCCTTTATTATCCTGTTTAGAGGCTTCTGCGAGGTCTACTCTCTCTGTAGATACTAACTCCCAGTCATCAGAGATAACCTCTCCAAACTCCTCTAATTGCTCAAATAAGTCATCCATCTCCTCATCTTCAAGGTGAGTGATTTCTTCTGGTTCTTGAGCAGATAACTTCTCACCTGTTTCCTCTTCACGCTTAATCTTAGTTTCAATATTGTCAAGTTCTGTGAACTCAATCGGTTGAAGAGTGATAAAGTAAAGGTTAAGGAAGATACCATTAAATGCTAATATGTCGTTAAGTCCGTCAATTAGCTGCTGCTGGAATGGACGAATAACCATATTATCCATGATAATAGACGCTGTTCTAAGCTCCTCTGCATTGTTACCAAAACCTGTATTGTCTTTAATACCTAATAGGATAGGAGATACAATGCGGTGTCCAAGCATAATCTTCTCTCTTGATTCGTCTGCTAAGAATTGATACTGAGCGTGCGCATCAGGTAGATGAATGGGGTCAATAGTCGCTTGGTCCTCCTGCGACTCGTTGAACGTAAGTATGAATTTACCTGCGTTCGAACTTCCGCTGAATTTATCATAAATCTTTCTTTCAATCAGCTCCTGCGTTTCCTCGTTAGGGATTCCGTTATTGAAGTTAACGAGTAGCGAAGGCTGTAGTCCGTTTTGTATATTATTGATGTGATAGTTTGCAACCTCTTCTTCAAGTTCAGCGTACTGTAAACACCCATTGTAATCAACAGGAGCATAGTAATAAAATCCAGATTTGTAAGGTTTGAATATATAAAGTTCAACAGCTTCACTCTTAGAGCCGTTACCGAATGTAGGAATGCGCTTAGGTTTATCACTAGGTTTTAGTTCTGACCATTTAGGATGATAGTAATATGCTTCACATTTGCCTTTCTTAGCCTTTTCCGCTCTCAATGTTTCCATTGGAAAGTGACTAACTTGGACAATCTTAGTTTTAGCTTTGTTGTAGATTACTTGTACAGCACCTTGACCAAGTAGCTTGTAGTCATTTACTAGCTTACGCATACAAGAAGGCTTAAGAAGCAACTTCATCTTTGCGTACATCTCTGGCTTCTCTTTGCTGTCTAAAGCGTCAAGACCTCTACCGTATATCATTTCGGTAATACCGTTGATACAACAAGCATTGGTAGGGCTGCCTAGATACTTCTCTATTAAAGACTCAAAATAATCTTCTCCATCAGCACCATTAGTGTATAGTACCCAGTCTTTTCTGTCATCCTCAATAACTTCAGGGGCTTGATAGCCACTAAGGTTTACCATCCTAACGCTGTTCTTGTACTGCTTAGGCTGCTGAGGAGTGTTTACTAATCTAACTCTATTTTTCATATTATAATACTATGTATTCGTCACCCTGATTTCTCTGCGTGTAACGCTCTGGGTACTTGAACACTTCTTTTTTGTTTGTCTTGCTTGTGATGTATATCAAATCTCTGTACAACACATCTGTAAGCGTTGTTAGTTCTAGTGTGTATATCTGGTCTTCCTTTAGCGTTATGGTTGGCGTTACGCTTAATTCTATGAATCTTTCATCAGTAGAAAGTACCCAAGTAAACGTAACATTACTTTCTGACTTATTAGTACCGTTCTCTGTTAAAGTAAGAGAAGCTAGGTCCAAGTCTGCTGCATCAAAAGACGAAGGTATAATACTGAACGTCTGTTCGGTTTGTATTGGTCTTAACTGTATCACAAAAGGATAACCTAAAGAGTATGTTTTTGTTTTTATTAGGCACAAAAAAAGAGGGCTATTGCCCTCTCTCTTTATCTAACGAAATACGTTATTAGCTGATAGTGGCTTCATCAATAAATGAATCAGTACCAACAGTACCAGTAATAGCGTTAGCTGGCTTGCGTTCTACTGCCGTGAACGTAAGTGTGTAACCAGCAAGGTCTCCCATAGCTGTTCCTGTTACAATGCTACCTCCTGTTACGTCAGCACCATTCTCTTTACCAACTAACCAGAAGTTTCCGTTGTAGTCCTCTACCACGATGTGTGGACGACCAAATGCAAGAAGTTTTACTTGTTGGTTATCCTCTTTGCTTAGTCTAGGTAGGGTAAGCTCTAATACCTGCTCGAAAGCGGTAGTTCCATTCTCTCTGTTAGATTGAATGTTCTGCGTTAAAGAAGAAGCTCCGTTGTTGATGTCGTATTTGAAGAAGGCGTCACCTGTGAATGCTGTTGCTAAGATAGAATCATCTGCTTCTTCAGAAACAGAAATACCTCCATAGTTGGCAAAATAAACATTCTTGATTCCTCCAATACCATCCTTACAAGGTAGTGTTCTTCCTGATGTAATATCACAACTCATAGTTTTGTTTTATTTATTAAAAAAGGGTAGGCAGGCTCGTGGCTTACCTACCCCTTTTCGTTATACAATTATTTTATTATGCTAAAGTTAGCAATACAAGGTCAGAACCTACTCCGTACTGAACACCAGCAGTAAATCGCATAATTACTCGTACGTTTTGTGAACCATCTAGGTCAGCCATGTCAATAACTTTAACCTCGTTGTGGTCAGATAATAGACCAGTACCGAAGTAAAGGTTAGAAGCCTCACCAGCGATGATGTGGTCAGCAGGCATACCTGGAGCGTGCTGAATCTTAACACCATCGAAAGATAAAGCGTTTCCGTTGTCATACCAAAGAGCACCTTGAGCACCAACACCAGCAGCACCTAATCCAGAAGCTCCGAATCCACCTAATGAACGGATATAAGCTTTGAATGCTACAGTTGGAACATAGATAGTAAGGTCTTCTCTTCCGTAAACTCCAGAAGGAACTGAATCAAGTACGTTCTCTAATAGAGAAACGATGTTTGCTGAAGTGAATGCAGTTGCTGAATCGTTAGCAGCGTCATTTACGTCAGAGTCAGCAGCCATAAGAACTGAGAATCCGTCAAACTCACCAGCAGTAGCGTTAACACCACCCCAGATGTTTTGCTCAGTCTTCTCTGCAACTTTACCAGCTACATGAGCGATAAGGAAGTCAGCGAAGTTTGGAGGAAGTTGGTCAAATGCCCCAACACCCATTTGGATAGCCTCCCAGTCAGAACGGAAGTCTTTTTTACATAGTTCAACATTAACTTGGAACTCTTCAGGTTGAAGAATGCGCTCAGTTAAAGTTACGCTTCCTGCATCTGTGAAATCACAAGTTGCGTTAGCGATTAATCCTGAAGTATCAACTTTCTTGATAACTTCTTTGTACTTTACGTTTGGTTTGATACCAATCGCAGATTCGTTCAGGGTCTTACCTGAAAGAAGTGCAGCTGAAATATACTGTCCAGCAAATTCCCCTGCATAAGTTGTAGTAATACTAGTAGCCATTTTTATTTGTTATTTTACTTATTAAACATTTTTTCATACACAACGCTCATAGTGTTGCGTGGTTTGTTTTGCTTAAAGAAGTTCATCTTTGCAGATTCTTCTACTTCTGGAGTGTGCGAGATAGGCTCGGCAGCAGGCTCGTCAGCAGATAAATCTACTTGCTCTTCTTTTGATAGTTCTTCAGCAGGAACTTCTGTTTCCATTGCCTCTGAACCCATTTTTTCTACGATAGCTTCGTACATAGCTTTCATTTCGGCTAAAGCAGCCTCAAATTCATCTTTAGTAACGTAAGCCATTTCTTGTTCTGGAGCTTCTTCAACAGGAGCCTCTCCTTCTGGAGCTTCTTCGCCTTCTGCTAAAACAACCTCTTCTTGAACTTCTACCTCTTCTACAGATAGTTCCACTTGCTCTTCTTGCTCTACAGCAGGCTCGGCTTGTGGCTCTTCAGCAGAAAGTAGAACAGACTTTAGTTTGTCTACAATTTCACTTGCTTTCATAAATACTTAATTTATATTAGGTTAACTATTGATTACTTCTTCTGTTGTATTTTCACTACGGATTAGCTGCTTGACATTCAGCACAATCCTCATAAGCAACAGATACGCTTTCTGTGTGTATGCCCTCAGATTGCTTTTCTTCTGTTACTGTATAACATTCATTGTGACCGTTCTCAAGTGTAAAGAAGTAGGTCTTACCAACCTCTAATGGAGTATCATGGACATGAACATGATGCCTGTGTTGGTTATCACAATTTTCAATTAAATATCCATACCAAACACTAGTGCTAAGGCCAGCTTCTCCGTATATTTTACCTAGCCCCTGATTAATCATATTGCCATTACAGCACTTACGACTATACCTTCCATTTCTACACAAACAAGCTCTCCTAGACTCTCTAGGACTTGTTCTGCTTGGGTTATATCTACGTCTATTTCTTCTTAACACAATTAGGAACTCTTTTACCGTCTTTCATTTTCCAACCATCTTGCTTGTATCCTTCCCAACAAAGGTCTACTTCAACGCTTTCCAGTTCGTCCAATCCTTTTAACTTGGACTCTACCCAGTTTTTCATGCTTTTTCCTCCCCAAAGTAGATAAGAGATGGTACCGCACGCCTCTGGCTTTGATGCATCGTAATAGGCTTCTGCCCTGCTTAGGTATGAATAAATGCGTTTTAAAGTTGGTAGGGTGAATTTCTCTTTTCTTGCGAGC